GGGGAGGGGGGGGTTCCCCCCCCCCCAGCCTCAGCTGCCCCCGGCAGCGCCTCAGATGCCGCCCGTGCAGGGCTCGATGCCACCCATGCAGTGAGGAGAACATGGAACCGCAAGACCTGATCGACGCACTACGCAATCGGGCACGCAAGTTTGTTTCGCTTGATACGCCGAAAGACGCCGACTTAGGCGACATGGCTGCAGACATCGGTGCCGGGTTTCTTCCTGGCATTGGCACCGCGCTCAGTGCTCGCGATTTTGAGCGCGCCAGGCGCGAAGACGACATGCTGGGCATGGCGCTTTCAAGCCTGGGCGCAATACCGGTGCTTGGCGGTGTCACTCGAGCAGCCAACAAGGCACGCAAAGGCGACGCCGTCGTTGATGCGCTTAGAAAGGCTGAGCCCGTCGGTTCCGCCCGCGCAAAGTTGGCGCGTACCTACCCCGCCCTGATCCCGCCGGTGATGGCGGTCGGCCCAAAGAACGGCAAGGAATACCTGGCCAAGCAACTGTCGCCGGAAGCAATGGCCGTGGAGAAGGTGCGCAAGGCTGCGCAAAAGGACATCGACAAAGGCAACTACACGCCCTATTTCGACGTCGAGAAGCGCTTCTACGCCGACCCGAATCAGTATCCGCTGCGGGGGCGCACGCTCACCGACGCGTTGCCCAAGAAGCAAGAAACGATCAACAAGTGGCAAGCAAAGTTTGACACGCCAGAGATCCGCCAGCGCCTAATGAACGCTTACAACCGAGGCGCCAAGGATCCGCTGACCAAGGACTGGTACGCGATGGGCCAGCTCGAGCAGGAGTTCATCAAAGAGTACGGGCCCGAGCAAGGCCGTCGTTTGTTCAAGGAGGCGTTTGCCGACTCGATGGCAGCGACCACCGGCGGCGCAGATCCGACGTCCAACTTGCTGATGAGCTACTACGGCAACTTCTTGCGTCAAAAGGGGCAAGCGGTGCCGCAAAACGCTTACTCCATGCCGTACCCGATTGGCGGGCGCTTTGCCAGCGGCAACATGGCCATGTACGACAAGGTTATCAACCAGGGCGCAGGGTTTGAAGCAGCCAAGACGCCAAAACGATTTAACTTTTCTGCCGATTTCCTAGGCCACCGCGATCGAGGCACGATCGATGAACAGATGATGACCGGCTTCAATCGCGAGTTCAAAGCACCGCCCGGTGATTCTTACGGAGTGGTCGAGGGCGTTGTGCAAGACCTGGCCAGGCAAATCGGCGTGCCGGCGGCAAACTTTCAAGACGTGACCTGGGCAGGCCTAAAAGGTTCAAAGGGCAAGCCGATGATCCAGCACGTCAACGAGGCGATTGAGCGCACGGCCCGGGTGACTGGCAAGTCACCGCAGGACGTCGTGCGCGACAGCCTGGTGCGACGCACGCATCCGCTGTATGGGATCGCCGGCACTGGTTTGACGGCAGGGGCCCTGGCGGCTGCACTGCGCGATCAAGACGGCGAGGACATGTGATCGTCCAGCGCGTATTTCACCTCTTTGACTTGATCGAGCAGCTTTTCGCCCAGCTGACGCTCAAGGTGCGGGTACATGTCGCCAGTGTCAACGACAAGCGCTGCGACTTGCAAAAAAGCCGCCCAGGTTTTGTGCGGCACTCGCAGCACTTTGTCGCCAGTGACGATGATGACTTCAGGTTTCATGTGCGCTCCTTCTTGTTTAATCCTAATGTTGAGTTTATCGCAACATGAGCAGAAAACGCTACATCCAAAGCAAAGAACCGCCTTTTGAGCTGATCGAAGTGAGCGACGACTACCAGCCCGCGCTCGCGACCGACTCCGGCGCGCTGTGGGGCGATTCGTCCTACGACGGGATGCGCGCCACAGACGGCACCGACATCAGCACCAGGTCCAAGCACCGTGAGTACATGAAGGCCAACAACTTGACCACGATGGACGATTTCAAGGACACCTGGGCGAAATCCCAGGCCCAGCGTGAGCAGTACCGGCAGCACGGTGGCACGTTTTCTCGACGCGACGTAGAGCGCGCAATTCATCAACTCCAGAACAGGCGATAAGCATGGACCAACCCACGACACTACGCGACGCCATCGAGGCCGCGATCGATACACCCGAGGTAAGTGAAGCAGCACCGGTTACATCAGAAAACACACCCGCGCCGGCATCAGGTCCCGCGCCAGCGGCAGCACCTGGTGAGCCGGCCGCAGCAGGTGGCGCCGACCTCAACGCCCTGGCCGAGGGCGACACGACCGAAAAGACGGCCGCCGAGCGGGCCCGTGATGAGCAGGGCAAGTTCAAGAAGGCCGAAAAGGCTGAAGGCATTCAGCCTGGTCCCAAGTCGGGACCCAAGCCCCAAGGCGAGCGTGCGCCGGCGTCTTGGCGCCCCGAGGTGCGTGAGCACTGGGGCCAGCTGCCCGAGCCGGTGCGCGCCGAGGTCGTTCGCCGCGAGGTCGAGGTGCAGCGCACGCTGCAGGAGTCGGCCGAAGCTCGCAAGTCCTTTGATGCGGTGATGCGCACGATCGCCCCCTACGAGGCCTTCATCAAGGCCGAGAACAGCAACCCGTTGCAGGCGATCGACAACCTGATGAGCACCGCGGCCAGGCTGCGCACCGGCACCGCGCCGGAGCTCGCCAACATGGTTGCCGGCATCGTTAAGCAGTTCGGCGTCGGCCGGTTCGGCAACGCCTTTATCGAGCAGCTGGACGCGGCCCTGGCCGGCCAACCAATGCAGGCCGACCCCCAGCAAATGGCACTGCAGCAGGCCCTCGACCAGCGTTTGGCACCGATGCAGCAGATGCTGACCCAGTTCCAGCAAGCCCAGATGGCGCAGCAGCAACGGGTGGCTCAGGAGGCCCAAGGCGCGGTTGCCCAGTTTCTCGAGCGCGCTGAGTTTGGCAACGACGTCCGCGAGGAGATGGCTGACCTGCTCGAGGTTGCCCAGCGTCGCGGCCAGCCAATGACCCTAAAGGAGGCCTACAAGAAGGCCTGCCTGGCCAACGACCGGGTGCGGGCGGTGCTAGCGCAGCGCTCCAAGGCCAAGCAGGCCCAGGTCGGCACGGCGGCCGCGCAAAAGGCCAGGTCGGCAGCGGTGCAGGTTTCAGGCGCCGCACCGATGGGGGCGCTCAAGCAAGACGCCACCGACGTGCGCTCGGCCATTGAGGCCGCCATTGCGATGTCCTCACGCTGATGCATAATTGCCACCATTGAAGGGTCAGCCCTTCATGGTGTGCCCAAGCACTCCAGCCACCGAAAGCTCGAAGGAGACGCGCAACGCGTCCCACCTACGACAACACGGACTGAGAAGGTTCGCGTAGGCGCATCTGACAAGGCGGCCGCAAGGCCATTACCAACTCAGATGGAGTTTTTATCATGGCATTTCCCAACGTCAGCGACATCGTCGCGACCACTATCCAGAACCGTTCGCGCCAGGTCGCGGACAACGTCACCAAGAACAACGCCATCCTGGCCAAGCTGAGCCAGCGCGGCAACGTCAAGACCATCAGCGGTGGTAACACCATCCTGGAGGAGCTGTCGTTTGCCGAGAACGCCAACGGTGGCTTTTACAGCGGCTATGACCTGTTGCCCGTCGCGGCCCAGGACGTCATCAGCGCAGCCGAGTTCCAGATCAAGCAGTACGCCGTCCCGGTCGTTATGAGCGGCCTGGAGATGCTCCAGAACAGCGGCAAAGAGGCCTTCATCGACCTGCTCGAGGCACGCCTAAACGTGGCCGAGAGCACGATGCAGAACCAGCTCTCGCAGTCGATCTACTCTGACGGCACCGGCAGCGGTGGCAAGGAAATTACGGGCCTGAACGCTGCGGTGCCATCAAGCCCAGCCACTGGGACCTACGGCGGCATCAACCGCGTGACCTGGACCTTCTGGCGCTCGAAGCTGTACGACTTCAGCGACGAAGTGTCAGCAGCTGCCTCAGCGTCAAACATTCAGGCCGGCATGAACAAACTGTGGGCAAACACCACCCGCGGCAACGATCGTGTCGATCTGATCGTGTTGGACACCAACTACTGGTCGTTTTACTTGGCCAGCCTCCAGGCACAGCAGCGCTTCACCAGCCCCGAAACCGGCAACCTGGGCTTCCCGTCCATCAAGTTCATGGACGCTGACGTCGTGCTTGACGGCGGTATCGGTGGCTTTTGCCCTGCCAATACCGGGTTCTTCATCAATACCAAGTATCTCAAGTGGCGTCCCCACGCTCAGCGCAACATGGTCCCGCTCTCGCCCAACCGGCGCTATGCGATCAACCAAGACGCTGAGGTGCAGATCCTCGCTTGGGCTGGCAACTTGACTTGCTGTGGAGCTCAGTTTCAGGGCCGGATGCAGAACTGATTCTTGGTGGGCCTGTCGTGGGCTTTCCTTTCCTGGGTGGTGAAAACTGCCCAGGCTTTTTGAACCCAATTTTGGAGATTTAACAAATGGCTCAAGCAATCATCGGCATCAGCAAAGCTGATGTCACCGCTTCGTCATCCACCCCGCAGTTCCGCTTGGGCACTGTGGGCGGTTATGACGACCCAACCAACGGTTATCAGGAGTTCATCTACGGACGGGCCGACGGCGCTGTTACCGGAGCCGGCTACCTGTGCGTCGAAGAGACGGGTTTTGACTTTGCAATGGCAAGCACGACCACGACCGCCCCTGGCGCGTCTGGTTTTGGAAGCCGTTGCGGCGCAGCGCAAGCTGCACTGGCCGACAACGAGTATGGCTGGTTTCAGATCTACGGTAAGGGCAGCGTTCGCACGTTGGCTTCTGCCGCCAAGGGCACGCGTTTGAACAGTACCGGCACCGCCGGCGCTGTTGATGACGATGGCACCGCTAGTTCTGAAGCAATTGAGGGCCTGGTTCTTGGCACGGCCACCGGTGGCGCCGCAGCCACCAACGCGGATGCGATTTTTTCGTACCCGACGGTTGGCACCACGCTGTAAGGGTGACTTCGCAGGGCGGTGACTTAGGCCACCGCTCTGCGGGTCGATTTGATTAACGAAAAGGAAAACGACATGCAACAAACCACGACACCTACGATTTTTGAAGAAATGTCCGACCTGCCACGGCCGGATGAAAACCGTTACGCGCACGATAACCGCCTCTATATCGAGTTCAGTCGCAAACCAAAACTGCATCCGGCCAAGAGCCGCGACGCTGGGCGCGCGATTTACGAAGAGGTGGACTACATCTCAATCCACGTCCCTGGCGACAAATCCAGCGTGATCGAGCGCCAGGTCACTGAGCAGGACATCCAGCGTTTTACCGATCGGTACAAGAAGTGGAAGGAAGGCCAAGCCGAGGCTGTGACGGGCACGCCGCTTAATGCGCTGCCTGGCATGACGCCCTCAAAAGTCGAGGAGTACCGCTACTTCAAGATTGTCACGGTCGAGCAGCTGGCCGACGCGAACGACAACCTGGGCCAGAAGTTTATGTCCTTTCAGCAGGACAAGCAGCGCGCCAAGGCCTTCATGGACGTTGCGGCCAACAACGCCCCAATCGAGCGGATGAACGCCGAGCTGCAAAAGCGCGACGCCGAGATCGAGAACCTGCGGACGATGGTTGAGGCGCTGCAGGTACGGGGCAAGCCTTCCAAGCAAGCTGTCGCTGAGGCGGCCTAAGGGAGCGGCACGGGATGGCCTTCCAGATCGTCAACGAATCGACACTCTCTGCGATTGTTCAGAACGTCGCGGCGATGGTGGCCTTCCCCGTTCCTTCCGACCCGGCTGGCAGTTCTGATCCTGCGGTCCAGCAAATGGTTCAGGCCGCGAATATGGCCGGGATCGAGCTGCTGACCATGTACGACTGGCAGGAGCTGATCAAGAACTACCAGATCCCGATTCAAGCTGACACCAACGGACAAACCGAAAAGTCCTTCAGCTTGCCGGAGGACTTTTTTGACTGGATTGACCAGACCAACTGGAACGCGACGACGCAGTTTCCAAGCCTGGGCCCTGTCTCGGCGCAGATGTGGCAGCAGCTGCTGATCCGCACCACGCTGCCGACGCTGTCGTTTTACTGGCAGGTGCGCGACAACAAGATCTACGTGCTGGCGCCTCCCAATTCGCCCCAGACGATGAATTTTTTCTACCTGTCGCAGGCCTGGGTTCAGGACCAGGACGACGTCACGCTATACAAGAACCGCATCACCAAGAACGGTGACACGGCGCTGCTCGATGCGACGCTGATCACGCTGTACACACGCGTGAAGTGGCTTGAGATGAAGGGCCTGGACAGCGCCGCAGCGATGCGTGATTTTCAGATCGCGTTTGAGAATCGCAGAGGTATGGAAAAGGGCGCGCCGGTGCTGTCAATGGCGCGTGACTTCCGCTTCCCGTACATCCAGCCCTTGGTCAACACGCCGGACACCGGCTATGGGGTCTGACCATGCCGCTGGTGCCACTCAAGCCTTTCGCGACACCTAGAAAGGCGGCCGCAGCGCAGGTTGCGCAGCTAGCGGTCATTCCTGCACCGACCGGTGGCCTGAACTACCGCGACCCGATCGCGGCCATGTCACCCCAGGACGCCCTGGTGCTGACCAACATGATCCCGCGCCAGCAGGGTTGCGAGTTGCGCAAGGGCTACCAGGCCTATGCCACCGCGGTGACCGTGGCCAGCGTGGCGCAGCCGGTCGAGTCGGTGTTCGGCTACACCGCACCGAATCCGGCCAACAACAAGGTCTTCATGGCCACCAACGGCAAGATCTACGACGTGACCTCAGGCGGCGCGCCGGTGGTGGCCGTGGCAAGCACTGGCAGCACCGACAACGAGTGGTGGACCACGCAATTCTCCACCGCAGCCGACACGTTCCTGCTGGCCGTCTCGCCTGGCGCCGGTTACTGGACCTACAGCACAACCTCGGGCTGGGTCAATCGCACCTCGACCACCACCAACATGACCACGGCTGTTCGGACGGTGGCCGTGTGGAAGCGTCGCGTCTGGTTCACGTTCCAGAACGACTCAAACGTCTACTACATGGACAACGTTGACGCAGTCACCGGCACGGTCACGTCGTTTCCAATGGGCTCGATTTTGCGCAACGGCGGTTACGTGTCGGCGCTGTTCAATTGGACAATCGATGCCGGATTCAGCGTTGACGACTACCTGGTCGCAATTGGCACCGAGGGCGACGTCGGCGTGTGGGAAGGCACTGACCCGACCAGCGCAACAACCTTCCAACTGAAAGGCGCCTGGTACGTAGGCCGAGTGCCGCGGCATGGTCGTTACTTCACGCCGTTTGGCGGTGACGTGATGATCGTCAGCGAGCTCGGCCTGGTGCCGATGTCCAGGTTGATCAGCGGTCAGTACACCCAAGACCAGCAGGTGGGCCCGGCGTCAAAGATTCAGTCGGTGTTTGCGCCCCTGGTGCGGCAGCTGATCAACGAAAAGTATTGGGACGTCTTTGTGGTGCCTGGCTCCGAGGTGCTGGTGATCAAGTTGCCGGCGCAGGCTGGTACGTATCAGCAGTTCGCCATGAACGTGATCACAGGCGCCTGGTGCGATTTTGCGGGCATCCCGATGCGGTCGGCCGCCGTGATCGGCAGCCAGCTCTATTTTGGAACCACCGACGGCCTGACTTGCAAGGGCCTGTACGGCAACCTTGATGGCGTTGACTCAGTCGGCGCCGGCGGCAACTACGTCGAAGGCGAAATGCAGACGTCGTTCCAAGCATTTGGAACGCCAGCGCAACTGAAGAAGTTTGGCATGGTGCGGCCGGTGTTTATTGCGACCGCAGCGCCCTCGGTCAAGCTGATCGTCAACACGCAGTTCCAGTTCAACAGCGTCGGCGGCTCGCCGTTTTTTGCCGGTACCAACAACGCGATCTGGGACACGTCGCTGTGGAACTACGCAGTGTGGGTCGGACAGAACACCTACCAGTCTTGGTACGGCAGCAGCGGCCTGGGTTACTACGGCTCGCTGCGCATGAAGGTGCGCGGGATGCCTGAAACCGTGTTCACGGCCGCGCACATGATGACTGAACTCGGTGGGGTGATGTGATGGCTACTTCAAATTTACCAAGCGCGTTTATAAAGGCTGACCCAGTAACGGCAAATTTGCCATCCTATGGCAAAGATGGGTTGCTATATCAAAGCGAATTGATTCGCATGTTGCGCGACGCTAATACAGGTCCGTTTAGCAACAACCCTGGCGTGCGTTTATTGCCCAATCAAAAAAATTCAACGGTTATAGCTAATTTTAACAAGCCGGTGCCAAAAGGTCTGTCAAACCGACCGCCGATTCTGAAGATCACTCCGACAGATCCGACGCCACCGGGCGGTGGCAATACGGGCGGTGGAACTGGCGGCGGTGGTGGTGGGCCGATCGTAATCGGCCCTGGTGGTAGTACGCCGATTGTCATTGGCCCGTTTGATCCAACCGATCCTGACCCAACGGCCATTCCAACGTATGGATCTGTCACGCCTGATCCAACAGTTGACCCAACGGTTGACCCAACAGTTGATCCGACTGTAGATCCGACTGTAGATCCGACGATTGATCCAACAATCATTCCAACGTACGGTTCAGTCACGCCTGATCCGACAATTGATCCGACGACCATTCCCACCTACGGATCGGTGACTCCAGACCCAACATTTATTCCAACGTATGGGTCTGTCACGCCTGATCCCACGTTTGTTTCAACAACCACTGGCGACGATTCATGGAGCGAATGGGGCGACTGGTCTAATTCCGATACTGATACAAGCAATCAAAACGCAAGCGCTGAATTGAAAGCCGGCGACAACATCGTTGTTGAAGGCGACGGAATTATTAATTTTGGCGACGGTAATGGCGACGACTCATGGAGCGAGTGGGGCGATTGGCAAGATCCCGATCCTCCAGTTGTCGATCAAGGCACGCCGCTTGACCCGATCCACGACGACAGCACCGACCCAGATCCGTGGAGCCCACAAAACGACGTGTCTGACTACACCGACGACCTGTGGCCGCCGATCGATGATGGACCGGTTGTAGATGACAGCAATCAAAACGCAAGCGTAGAGCTTAGTTCTGGTAATGGTGGCAGCGACTCATCGAGTCAATCGGACGATTACACAGACGACGTAAGGGACGTGAGCGACGACGTTGTGGACGTGTCTGACTACACCAACGATCTGTGGGGCGATAGCACGCCAGCAGACACAGGCACCGGCATCGACCTCGGCCAGGCGAACGACCTGGGCGGCCTTTTCGAGATGTATGACCCGTTTAATGACGTTGGCAGCATCGACTTCTTTGATCCCGGGTACGACTTCAATTTTGGCTGGGATGGCTGGGACGCCGGCGGCTTCAGCGGAGGAGGTGGCGGCGGAGGTGGTGACAGTAACAGGTTGTTGCATCAATTTATGCTTGAGTGATCATGCAGCTAGTCACCGATCAGCCTGAGCAACGCCCCGTGATCTGGGAATGGTTGAACAAGCGCATCAACCTGCCCTGGTCTACGGACCTGCGCACGATGGCGGTGATGCGTGACGATGGGACGCTTGCCTGTGCGGTGGCCTACAACGCCTGGACGCCCAGCGCGTGCTGGATGCACGTCGCGTTTGATGGCCACCACGGCATCAAGCGCAGTCTGTGGCACGCAGCGTTTGAGTATCCGTTTGTGACGTGTGGCCTCGAGGCGGTCTACGGACTGACACCCAAGAACCTTGATGACGCGTTGAAAATGAACCAGCGGTTGGGTTTTCGTAAAGTAGCGGAAACCATTGACTGCGTAATGTTTGAGATGACAGTCAACGAGTGCCGTTGGCTTAAAGGAGTAAGACATGGGCGGCAAAGCATCAGCACCTCCAGCACCTGATTACTTGGGCGCAGCGACCACGCAGGCGCAGGCGTCTGAAAGGGCGACCAACGCGCAAAACTACGCCAACCGACCGGTCATCAATACGCCGTTTGGCACGCAGTCGTGGAACACCAACGCGGTCGTTGATCCGGCCACCGGGCAGACGTTCACGCAGTGGACGCAAAACACCTCGCTGGCGCCAGGCCTGCAAGATGCGCTCGACTACCAAATTGACACGCAGCTTGGTCGCAGCCAGCTAGCCAGCGGGTTCATGGACCGCGTTGGGGATGAGTACAGGCAGCCGTTTGACTACGCCGGCTTGCCGCAGATGGCGCAAATGAACACGCCGGCAAGTTTGCAGACCAACCTAACTGACTATACGCCTGGCCTTCAAACTGACGTTAACTCACGTAGCAATCAGGTTGTGAGTGGTTTCAATTTTGGCGGCCCTCAAATGTCAATGTCGCCAATGACCAGCGGCCTGTCTTACAACGTGAATCAGCAACCGGTTAGTACAAACTTTAACGGTATGACTGGCGATGTGCGGCGCAACGTCGGCACCGAATCGCTGCAGCGTTCGCTAAACACCAACGATAACCCAGCGTTGCCACAGTTTGATAGCAGCTTCCGAGACACGGTAGCCAATCAGCTCATGGAACGGATGCAACCAATTCATGACTATCAGCAAAAGCAGCTTGAAACCAAATTGGCGAATCAAGGGTTCACGCAAGGTAGTGAAGCGTTCAATCGTGCGCTAAACGAGCTCAATCTGCGTCAAGCTGCTGAGCGTTACAACGCGCTGGATACGGCAGGAAACGAGGCGCAGCGCCTGTACAACATGGGCATGGGTGCGCGCCAACAGGCATTTAACGAAGACGTGACTGGCGGCCAGTTTACTAACGCAGCGGCTAATCAGGCTTTTCAGCAAGGTTTGAATGCCAACCAGTTTGTCAACCAGGCAACCGGGCAGGCCTTTAATCAAGCGATGCAGGCCCAGCAAGCTGGTAATCAAGCATTAGGTCAGCAATTTCAGCAAGGCGTGACTAACGCTAATCTGAACAATCAAGCTCTTAATCAAGCCTACGGGCAAACGCTTGGCGCGTTCAATTTCGGCAATCAAGCACAGCAGCAGCTGTACAACCAAATGATGGGCCAGGCCAACTTGGCCAATCAAGCGGCCGGGCAGCAGTTTAACCAAGACATGCAATCACGACAATTTAGCAACCAGGCATTGGGCCAGGCCGCCGCGCTTGATTTGGCACGCATGAACGCACAAAACCAGGCCATGCAGCAGCAGCAAGGCATGAACCAAAATTACGCCAACTATCAGAACCAGCTGCGTCAGCAGGCGATCGCAGAGCAGATGCAGCGACGCGGGATGTCGCTTAACGAAATGAACGCATTGCTTAGCGGTCAACAGGTAAACCTGCCGCAGATGCCGTCGTTTCAACCCGCTGGTCGCGCTGAGACGCCCAACATCCTGGGCGCCACGCAAATGGGCTACGACGCGCAGCTGGGCGCTGCCAACGCGCAAAACGCTATGTTTGGCAACTTGTTGGGCGCGGGCGCGCAGCTCGGATCGGCCGCGTTCATGTTCAGTGATCGGCGGTTAAAGTCCAACATCAAGCGGGTGGGCACGCACGCGATTGGCGTGGGCATTTACGACTACACAATGATGGGAATGCCGCAACGCGGTGTGATTGCACAAGAGGTTCAGCAGGTACGGCCTGACCTGGTCAAGTGCCACGCCAACGGATTCCTAATGGTTGACTACTTACAGCTATGAATCAAGAAACTCTGAAGTCTTTGTATAGCTATGACCCTGAAACAGGGATGTTTGTGGCTACGCAAAAGAGAAAGGCTTGGGCGGCTGGTCGTGTTGCTGGTCATCGATCTAAATACACGATGATTTTGATTGATCGAAAGAAGTACAGGGTCCACCGATTAGCGTGGCTGTACATGACCGGTGAATGGCCTAGCGGGCAAATTGATCACATTAACGGTGACAAGCACGACAACCGGTTTTGCAATTTGCGAGTTGTTACAGCATCAGGCAACTCACAAAACATCTGGAAACCAAGAAGTGACAATGTAAGCAAGTTAAAAGGCGTAAGTTGGCGAGAAAGAAACAAGAAGTGGCACGCCACCATTCGAGTGGATGGAAAGGCAAGGCACCTTGGATATTTTGATTCGGCCAATGCTGCTCACGCAGCCTATGTACTTGCCAAGAAGCAATACCATCCTTTTGCTGGAGGCCTCCAATGAATGACGATCTCATGTTTGATTACTTGCTCCAGATGGGCGCCATGCGCCCCGAGCAGGAAGAGCTCAAGCGCAAGCAGGCCATGATCGATGCCCTGCGGGGCCGTGCGATGGAGCCGATGCAGGGCCAGATGGTCGGCAAGCACTATGTCGCGCCAGGCCTTGCCAACGCGATCGCGCAGATGGGCACGGCCTACATGGCAGGCCAGCAGCAGAAAGGCGTCGATGCCGGCATGGCCGGGTTCAACGAGCGTCAGCGTCTGGCTCTCGAGGAGATGCGCAAGCGCCGTCGTGCTGGCATGGGCGGCGGGATGACCGCGCCGGTGATGGACCCTTACGGCGGCCTGCCGACCTACGGCAACGAGGCCTGAGATGGACTACGGGCTCTATAACCAGACGGAGCCAGATGACCCTGAAGAGGGCATCTTGCTCAAGCGCGCCCGCGCTCAAATTAAGTCGCCTGGCGGCACGCTGTCTAACACGGTGCAGGTTGGCCAGGGCTCGATGTTGCCTAACACGCTGGAGACGCTGCGCAGCCGCGCTGCCGGCATGTACGACCGCGCCACGCAGCTGATGCAGAAGCCGCTTGACTATTCCGGCATCCAGGCCTTTGCCAAGCAGCGCGGCCAAGAAGGCGAGCAGGCCATGCTCAACGCGCTGGCTGCGCAGTACGCCGGCGAGCAGTTCCAGCCCTTGCAACAGCAGCTGATGAAGACGGCCGCAAACTCCAATGAGCCGATCAAGATGGGCGGCGGGATGATCACCGGCGCCGGGCAGTTCATTAAGGACCCCGAGGCGGCGCAGGACAAGGAAGTGGCGCTGCTGCTTAACCAAGCCAAATACTACGAGCAAATGGCAACCACGGCCGAGACGGCCCGCGATCGCCTTGAGGCCCAGCGCAAGCATGACCAGACGATGGAGCAGCTGCGCGTAATGGGGTTGGGGCTGCAGCAGCAGGGTTTGAATATTCAGCAGCAAGGCGTCGATCTTCGCCGTGAAATGTTTAACAACAAGCCTGAGGATCACAGCAAGACCTGGCGCGCTGAAGACAACCTGCGAGGCGATTTTGACAAGCTAACCAAAGACTTGCGCGATGAGCTGACTGCGACCAGCAAAATCACGCAGATCGTCAGCGCCACGCCGCCAGGCAAGAAGCCTGACGCAATCACGCAGCAGTCGCTAGTGATCTTGCTGAACAAGTTCCTTGACCCTGGGTCGGTGGTTCGCGAGGGCGAGTTTGATCGCGTGGTCAAAGCGCAGGGCCTTGAGGGTCGTGCACGCAACCTAGCCGATCGCATCCTTAAAGGCGAGCCCTTGGACGCAAACACAATCAACCAGATCAACGGTTTGGCGCAAATGTATTCGCAGGCGGCGACGGCCAAAATCCAAGGGATCGCGAACAACTACGCCGACATTGCTAATCGGCGCAAGCTTGATCTCGGCAGCGTGATCAGTGACCCGCGTTTCCGCAGTGGATCGGCGCTTGGTGGCAACGTGGTGGACTTCAACAATTTGCCAAAATAGAAGGAAATCATGGACGTTCGACTTCCCGATGACACTGTAGTCACCAACGTACCGGATGGCATCACGCAAAGCGAGCTGATGCGCCGGCTTGGCAAAGGCGCGCCACCTTCGCAAGAGTGGATGGCGCGCACGATGGCCAACATGACGTTGGCTGACAAAAACCCGCTTGAGCGCGCTGCGATTCAGCTGGGTGCCGGGGCCGACACTTTCATGACTGGCTTAAAGCAGCTGTTTCAATCAGACAAGCCTGAAAAACTTAGCGATTTGGTTAGCAATGACACGCCGCTGAAACGCAGCCAGCGCGAGGTGGGCCAGATGCGCCTGCTCAAGAAAGCCTTGGCCGACGCTAGCGACACCAACACGCTACCCGACTGGGTACCGACCGCAGGCGCAGCGCTGCAGACCACCGGCGAAGCCATGCCACTGATGGCCGTGCCGGTGGGCGGCTATGTGCGTGGCGCAACCATGCTGCCCCGCGCGTTTGGCTTGATGCGTGGCGCAGCGGCGCCCGCCAGGCTGGGCACAAGTGCTTTGGCAGCCGATGCCGCGATGGGCGGTGCCGTGTCCGGTGCATTGAATCCGACCGTAGAGGGCGAAAGCCGCGGCATGAACGCGGCAGCAGGAGCTGCAGCTGGTGCTGCCTTGCCGCTTGTAACCGGCGGCGCACGCGGCGTCTACAACATGGTCGCACCTGGTGGCGGCCGCTCTCGAGCCGGCGCACAAATCGCCAATCAGCTCACACAGGGCGCACCTGATCCCAACGCCGTACTCCAGCAAACGATTGCCCGCTTGCGCGCTCAGGGCGGCCAACAAGGCGCAATTCCACTGTCCACGGCAGCTCAACTTCGAGACGCGGAGCTGGCGCGCCTGGAGGCCGGCAGCCGGGCAAGAAACGGCGCCAACTGGTACGACTTCGACCAGAACCAGGCACGGGCCGTCTCTGGCGCGTTCGACCAGGCCACGGCCGAAGCTGGCGACCTGGCCGCTCGGCGCGCGACTCGCGAGGCAAACATCCAGGCCAACAAGGCGGCCGCGTTTAGTGCGGCTGACCAGGCAGCGTTCGGCAACCAGCTGGACAACTTCCGCAACAACCTGCAGGTGGCCATGCAGTCGGCCGAGGCCTCGAACCCGGCCGTGCTGAACATGCTGCGGTCGATCGAGAACGAAATCGAGCGCCTGGGGCCGATGTTCGGTCCCGAGCACCTGGCAACCATTCGGCACAACCTGAGCGGCAAGGGCAACACGTTGAGCCCCAATGCCTACCTGTCGGCACCGCGCGATTCGGTGGCAACCAAGAGCGTGCTGCAGGAGGTGGACAACATCCTCAACGGCGTCACCGGCAACAAGTGGCAGAACGTGGTCAGCGGCTATGCGGCCGACAGCGCGCCAGTTGCTGCAGCCAAAGCTGCCGGGCGCGTGCGCGAGGCCTACTACGACCCCACAGGGCGCGTCAGAGGCGTTTCTGCTGATCCGTTAGGCGATGTGCCCAAGATCACCGAAGCGGGCCTTGGCAGGGCTATGGACGCGGCCAGAGGGCCCGACAAAGCCACGCTGTTGTCTGATCCGGCACGCGCGCAGCTGGAAGCGATTCTTGAGGCCCTGCGAGCTCAAAACATTGTCCAGGGCGTTAAGAGAAGCGCAACGGCTGGCGGTGGCAGCAACACGGCCTCAGACCAGATGGCAGCGAGAGCTGCCGGCAAGGTGGGCGACGTGGTCGCTGGCATGGCCGGCGGCCCGGCTGGAGCGGTTACCAGGGGCATGTTGAGCGCTGCGCTCGACTGGGCCAACACCCACCGCGACCGGGCCCTTGCTGAGGCGCTGCAGGACCCGCAGCGGTTGATTCAGATTCTTGAGGGTCGTAATCGGGCAGGGCGGCGGGAAGCAGGATGGCCGAAAAGGTTTTCAGGTCCGCCTTGTGCA